GCACGACTACCACATATTCGACTCGAAATGGTATGAAGAATTTAAGTCATTTGGGGAAGACTGGGAAATATGTTCATGCCCTCAATATTTGATTACTGGGGAAAGAAACCCAATGGATTGGTCGCTATGGGATAAGCCAGGGCACGGGCGCGCCTGGTCGCTTGAATACAACGACTGGACACAAACTCAATACATGTATATATCCGGCGGTTTCTTTATGCTTAAGAAACACGTGATGGTTGAAGAGCCACTTGACGAATCGCGTGGGTGGAACGAGGAAGAGGACGTCGAGTGGTCCATGCGCGTTCGGAATAAATACGTAATGAAGTGCAATGGGAAAAGCATTGTCCGTCACAACAAGTGGCATAGACACGCAGGGCCTAATCCAAATGAAAAGTAACTTTCTTGTCATCTTTGACCTTGATGGGGTTTTGATTGAGTCACGCGACGTTCATTATGATTCACTGAATATTGCCCTAAGCAGAGTTGATGTTAAATACGTAATTTCGCAAGAAGAACACCTGTCCAAATATGACGGCCTTGGGACAACTACAAAGCTAAAGATGTTGACCGAAGAAAAAGGCCTTCCAGAATCAAAACATCAACAAATCTGGGAAGACAAACAAAAAGCCACTCTAAAAATACTTTCAGATTTCCCTAAGAACTACGTAGCAATTGACATAATGCAGACCCTGAAGGAAAAGGGCTGGCGTATTGCTGTTGCCTCAAACGCCATAAGAGACACGGTCATAACCGCCCTGGATGCAATTGGGGTTCTCAAATACGTCAGTTACATAATGAGCAACGAGGACGTGAGAAATCACAAGCCACACCCAGAAATGTACTGGCAATGCATGGTCTCCCTTGATGCAAGTCCTGCAAATACTATAATTATTGAGGATTCTCATATCGGTAGAGAAGGTGCGCTTAGTTCTGGCGCAAACCTTCATGCAATAAAAAATGCCGCAGACCTTAATAAACAACGGTTAATGCGTTTTGTTGATGAAATAGAAAATAGAGGCAAAAAGCCTGTTGCTTGGAGGAATGAAAAAATGAATGTTTTGATACCAATGGCAGGAGCCGGCTCTAGATTTGCGCAAGCTGGCTACACATTTCCGAAGCCTCTAATTGAAGTCAACGGTAAACCAATGATTCAGGTAGTCGTCGAGAATCTAAACATAGACGCTCATTTTATTTTTCTTGTACAAAAAGAGCACTACGAGAAATACAACTTGAAACAGGTTTTAGGACTCATCAAGCCAGGGTGTGACATCGTTCTGGTTGACGGAATGACAGAGGGCGCCGCATGCACGACCCTACTTGCGTCTGGACTAATAGATAACGATGAACCATTACTGATGGCCAACTCTGACCAGATAGTCGATTGGAATAGCAACGAGTGTTTGTACGCATTTGGTGCGGAAGGCGTTGATGGTGGAATCCTCACATTCAAGGCCACCCACCCAAAGTGGTCATACGCGAAGCTAGGGGATGATGGCCTGGTGGATGAAGTTGCAGAAAAAAACCCAATTTCAGATAATGCAACTGTAGGTATTTACTACTGGAAACATGGTTCTGATTATGTCAAATATGCAAATCAAATGATTGAAAAAGACATTAGAACCAATAATGAGTTTTATGTCTGCCCAGTATTTAATGAAGCCATTCAGGATGGCAAAAAGATTCGAATTAAAGAAGTCCCTAAAATGTGGGGAATTGGAACGCCGGAAGACCTGAATTACTACTTGGAGAACAACAAATGAGCAAGAACAAAAAAGATTATCTAGATATGCAGAATTCTTATTACGACGAATATGCATCGAAGTGGTCGCTGGATTTTAGGGACCCAGTTGTCGGCTCGTATGACGCTCATAACAACTGGTCGGATTATGACAATTTTTTATTCAAGGACTTTGACACTAATGGTCTTATCGCTCTTGAGTACGGATGTGGCCCTGGACGAAACTTGGTCAAGTTTGCAGACAGGTTTGCTCGAGTTGACGGAATTGATATATCTGATGTAAATATAGAAAAAGCCAGAATCAATACAAAAGCAAACAATATTTCAGAGCCACACTTATATGTTACGAGTGGAGATAATCTTTCAGCTATTGCTGATGAATCATACGATGTTGTATTCGCAGTTATATGTTTCCAACACATTTGTGTCCACGAAATTAGATTCAACATCTTGAAGGACATATTCAGGGTTCTAAAGCCGGGCGGCAAGTTGTGTTTCCAGATGGGATACGGCGGAAAAGGTGAAATTCCAACTGCTGATTACTACGACAACAACTATGACGCCGGAAGCACAAACGGACACTCTGACGTAAGCGTGAAGGATGAGCAATCACTTGTTGACGACCTAATAGGGGAAATTGGTTTTACAAACTATAAATCAGACATACGTGACACAGGACCTGGTGATAATCACAAAAACTGGATATGGGTTCAGGTGGAAAAATGATTTATATATCTCACAGGGGCAACCTGCACGGACCCAAACCAGAACTTGAAAATAATCCAAAATACATAGAAGAAGCAATTGAGCGTGGGTTTGATGTTGAGGTTGACTTGTGGGTTAATGAATTTGGAACTTCCCTAGGGCATGACGGTCCGCAATATTCAGTTCCACATCAATGGCTCATTGATAGAACTGACCAAATATGGATTCATTGCAAAAATGCAGAAGCATTAGCTTTTTCCATGCAAAATGATTTGCATTGTTTCTTCCATAACACGGACGACTATACGATTACCAGCAGGGGTTATGTTTGGGCATTTCCTGGGAAAAAAGCAAGTTCAAAGAAATGCATAAAGGTGCTTCCAGAAACATCTTGGTGGGAGATGGATTCTGACTGGAAAATTCAATACTCCGGTGTTTGTTCAGATTTTGTTGCAGAGTTAAACAAACCTAAATACAAACTTTCCGAATCACCAGTACTGAAGCCAATTGATTACGAAAAACATTTTGTTATCGGTACTCCATTGGTTGCATGGAAGTGTGATGCCAAAGAGCACATGAACTGGATGGCCGATAGAGCTGAGATTTGCAGGAAGTTTCCCAACGTTAAATGGTTTGCTTCATTTGAATTAGACAACCGAGGAATAGAGCCTTTCCACGAAGTGATTGAAGCACTAAAAGAAGTCAATGGAGATTACTGGACATATTCGATAAATGACATGCAAAAAAAAGTTGATTCCGGTAATAGGTGGATTCGCATAGAGACTGGAAGAAACCTAATTAGGGAATTTGCTCAAAGAAACAGAATAACAAGTGGTCACCATTGGGGTGAAGACTGCACCGAATTGAACTATGGAGTTGCAAATTACTCAGCAGTTCTGTATATAGATTCGGACATGTCACTTGATTCAGTAGCTATTGAAAAAATGCTTGAAGTGAACAGGCCACTTGTAGGAATAGATGTTCCTGCATATTGCCTATCGGGTCCAATTGTTCATGAAAATCCAAGAATAGAAGAGCATTGGACGACTGCGGGAGCTCTTTTGGTCAATGCTCCAGCCTTCTACGACCTTCCTTGGTCACACAACTCTTACCTGAATCTCAGCGATGACCCAACATTCCAGTCAATGGCGGAGAGACTGTTGCGCAGAGAAGGAACAGAGAACCTTGAATCAACCTATGGTATGACATGGGTTAGAAAAGACGGAGAAGCAAAGCATCACGGAAGACTTGAGCCAGTAGAAAAAAGAAAGATAGCAGATAGAGATATTTAGATTATTTTCCTAAATACTCATCTATATCTTTACTGATTGAATCAAGAGAAAAGTCAATACCGTTTCTTTGTTCTTTTGTGGGCCAACTTGACTGTTGGCCTTTTGGTGTTGGCTGCTGATTCTCTTGCGGTGTAATAACTGGATTCCAGTCACGTTTCCCATTTTCTTGATATTTTTCTTGCACCCAGGGAAAAGTTGCACCTATCTGGTCCCTTTCACCGAGAAGGAAGCCATTTGCATATCTTTTAATTTTTGTTCCAGTTCTGTCGATTAAGAACTTCTCAAAGTTTCCTCGAAGTGGTGGGAATGTTTTTTTATTTGTAATATCAATCGGCTCAACTTCTGACCAAGGCACTTCTTCTGAATGATACGGCAAACCATTTTCTGGGTTTATTTCAGCTTCGTATGCTCCTGTCAGATAGTGCCAGAGCGTGTGTTGCTCCTGCTCTTTGACAAGTCCAGGAACAAAACTCTTGTCGTATCTATGCTTGTCGTATCTTCCATTTGTTAGTTCAGAGAACTCGTATGTCACTCCGAAATTGTCAACAGCATATTTTTTTGCCACTTGACCAGGGGTAAGTTCAAGACTGTTTTCTTCAATATATGACTTTATGCCATTTTGGAACTCTGGATACCCGTGACATGTAAAGTCATCAACTACTACGGCGAGAATGCTGAAATCATCCTCATTCTTGTATCTTTGGTTTAGCTCTTCAATTATTGAGTGTTGGGGTATGTTCCCGCATCCAGCAGCGACATTGAAAATAAGGGTTACTTTCCCTTTTCTTTTTGACAACAAGTCACTTTTTTCATTATTCAAAGACATCAATTCGATGTCATAAATTGAAATCGGAAGAATTTTTCCGAATCTATTGTTGGCCATCAGAATATTCTACACCAACAATAATCCATCACTCCATATTGCTTAAGTGCTAGAATTGGAGGTCTTTTTTAAGGAGGCCCCATGTTCGTACGGCGTCGCCGCGTTAATAAGCCCGCATTAATCATGGCTGTTCCTTCGGTATTCCTTTTACTGGTATCGATTTTTGGCTTTTCTTCGCCAGTTCAGGCATTGTCGCCTGTTTTTGAGTCAACTACGGCGGCAAAAGTAACCCTAGGTTCGTTGGCAAGCCGAACCCAATGCAAGGTTCTGGGCAAGCAGGGGATTGGTCCATACACGATGACTGGCACCGACTCCGCATCCAATAGTTCCTACTCCTATGTAACCGACAAGGACTACACGCGAGAACAGCAGTTGTACGAAGGCCAAGAAGCGACCACCCAGAACCTGTCTTACTCCACATCTACAGGACAGGAATATGGTGGACGTAGTGGAGTAATTCGTCTCTTCTCTTCTGGCACTATTTCCTATGCCAATGCTTGTAATGGTCATGGAACATACGGTTCGGCGTTTGGACCAGAAATATGGACCGAGCCGTTTCCTGCCACGGCAAATCAATCAATTTCTTTTGACTGGGCCGCCGCTGGTGGTGGTGACGACTACGAAGCATACGGGTACTTGGTTGAGGTTTCTGCAAGTGGGAACTCATACGACTATGGCTCTAGTGCTACTTCAACTTTGGTTTCATATGGACGCGGGCAAAACCAAGGTTGGGTTACGTCTAGTGGCATAGTCCCATCTACTGGTTATTACAGATTTAGGTTCGTTAATGGTTCCTATGACGCAACGGGCGGTCAAGTCCTTGGTGCATCAATGTATATTGACTCAGCAATATCTGTAGCCAGCGCAAACACTATTACCTTCGCTCAGCCTGCCGACATAGTTGCCTCTTCGTCAAACCAGACATTTACTGTCTCAGCCACTGCCACTTCTGGACTGTCGGTTACTTTTACATCCAGCACTACAGGCAAATGCACCGTTGGCTCGTCAACTGATAGTGGTGGAACTTCAACTGCAACGGTGACGGTGTTGGCTAGTCAAACAGGAACTTGCACCATCTCCGCAAATAGTTCTTCTAATAACTCATACGTATCAGCATCCACGGTAAGTCGGTCGTTTGCTTTGCTTGCAGGGGCCACTGCTCCCACAACATCTGGTGGAACATCAATGTCTGGAACTATTGAGTATGGAGAAACTCTGACCGCAGTCGATGGAACCTGGGGTGACGGTGGCTCTGCTGTAACTGCGACAACCTATCAGTGGCAATCCTGCACCCCTTCTTCGTGCACATGGACAAATATATCTGGCGCAACATCCTCAACATACACAATTGGTTCGGGTGATGTTGCGAAACAAATACGAGTAGCCGTAACCAAAACAAACTCAATTGGTTCACTAACGGCA